TCCCTAATGCCTTTGCAGCGTCACCATTGGTCCAATGTGCCGCGGCTATTTGTTCTAATGTCATTCTTCTTACTCCCTTACATTTGGCCCTAACGTACTTACTCACTACTCTACTCACTTACAACGATGTGAGTGAGTGAGAGAGTAAGTAAGTGACTTAGGTCCACGCTAGATAGTCTGTATAGTCATGCCCGCCTAGTGCCAAATTGTCGCATCCCTCCCTTGCGCAACATTATTGCGCGTTGTTCCCTCACGCAACAATATTGCGCGCCATTTCCTTGCGCAACAATATTGCGCACCCTTCCCCTTCGGCATTGGCATTGGCATTGGCATTGGTTTGGGCCCATCCCCAATAAACACGGGTTAGTTGCGCAATAATCTTGCGTCACGCACGTATCTTGCGCAACAATCGTGCACCATGGCGCAACTATCTTGCGTTTACGGCGTACATATTGAAATATTATTGCTCACTATGACCGGGGTGGGGTGCCGGCCACCCCCCGACCACAGGCATGTCTGTGATGACCCGGCCGGATTTCCGCTATAGCGGCGACTTTTGGGACTTATGTTAGACCGCCTTAACATGGGCGGCGCCTGGAAATTTTGGGCCTTGACATATTCGTGCGCGGGGTTAAGGTGGTTAGCATGAGTGATGAACGCGACCACCTTATCGACTTGCCCCCGGAAGATCAGCAGGGGCCCTCCATGCGCCGGCTCAATGAGCAGCAGCGCCGGTTCGTCTGCGCCCTCTCCGTCTTTGGTGGGAACCGAAGTGAGGCCTATCGCTGGGCCGGCTATAAAACCACCAACGACAATTCGACCGGCGCCGCGGCGTCGCGCATCCACTCACTCGAAGAAATCAAGGACGCGATCCGCGAGGAAGCGATCCGGCGTCTCGACACGGCACCGCTGCTGGCGATCTCAACGATGGTCCGCCTGGCTGGTGGCACCGACGACAAGCTGGCGCTGAAGGCGAGCGAGATGATCCTCGACCGCACCGGCTTCCACGGCATGACGGAGCACAAGGTCACGATAGAGGACAAGCGCACGACGAAGGAGTTGATCGACTTCATCATGCAGGCGGCGCCGCGCCACGGCCTCGACGCGAACAAGATGCTTGGCCTGAGTGCGCCGGTTGATGCGGAGTTCACTGAGGTCGATCCCGATCTGGCGGACTTGATCTGATGGCGAAAGATACTCCGCTGTCGAAAGACAAAGAGCAGTTGAAGCAGATTGCCGAGGCGCTGAAGCTGCTCGACGACAAGAAGCGTTTCCGTGCGATAGATTTCTATGTGCCATATCCGAAGCAGCAGGAGTTCTTCGACAACGGCATCATGTTCGCGGAGCGGATGCTGTCGGCGGGCAACCAGCAAGGCAAGACCCACGCGGGCGCCGCGGAGATGGCATATCACCTGACGGGTGAATATCCCGACGACTGGACCGGCCGCCGCTGGGACAAACCGATCAAGGCATGGATTGTTGGCGAGAGTACGCTGCTGGTGCGCGACGTGCAGCAGGCGAAGCTCTGTGGTGAGCCTGGCCTCGACGAAGCGTTCGGTACGGGCATGATCCCGAAGGCCGCGTTCGTGGGAAAGCCTTCGATGGCGCGCGGCATCACCGACGCCTATGACACGATCCATGTGCGCCACATCAGCGGCGGCATCTCGGTCGCGCGTTTCAAATCCTACGAGCAGGGCCGCGCGAAATTCCAGGGCGCACCCCTCGACCTGATTTGGTGTGACGAAGAACCCCCGATGGACATCTACACCGAATGTCTCGCCCGGTTGGCGGCGACAGACGGCTCCATCTATACGACCTTCACCCCGATGAACGGCCTGACCGATCTGTGGGAGCGGTTCAATGCTCCCCACAAGGACCGCAAGCGCACGTCGATGACGATCAAAGACGCGCTGCACATTGATACGCCCGAGAAGTTGGCGAAGATTTTGTCGCGTTACCCAATTCACGAACACGCGGCGCGCATCAGCGGCGCCCCGATGCAGGGTGAGGGCCGCATCTTCGAGACACCGGAGGAGAGCATCACTGAGCCGACGATCCCAATCGCCAACATCCCGCCCGCCTGGTTCAAGCTGTTCGGAGTTGACTTCGGTATCGGCCATCCGTTCGGCTGTGCGCTGATCGCGTGGGATCGCGACGCCGACGTGATCCACGTCCTTGACGCCTGGCGCATCGCGGACCAGACCCCCGTACAGCACGCCGTCCGCATGAAGAACCTCGGGGCGATGATCCCTGTCGCTTGGCCCCAGGACGGCACGGCGCGCGAGAAGTCGGGCGACACAGTATCGAAGCTCTACAAGGACCAGGGGCTCCTAATGTGCGACGGGCACGCGACGTTCGAGGACGGCGGCCTCGGCACCGAGGCGGGCATCTTGGAAATGGACGAGCGCATGAAGACCGGCCGCTTCAAGGTCGCCGCCCATCTGACCGAATGGTTCGAGGAGTACCGTGGCTACCACCGCAAGAAGGGGCTGATCGTCAAGGTCCGGGACGACATCATGTCGGCCACCCGCATCTGCGTCATGGCTAAACGCTTCGGGCGACAAGTACAATTGGGCAGCAAGCGCAAAGGGCGCCGCGGGGGCGACGATGGCAACGTCATGGACACTGGTTGGGATATTTTTACGGGACATTAAAATGACTATGACACCTGCAGAACGGCAAAGACGGTATACTCTAAAGCACCCAGACAAAGCGGCCTGCTAATTTCCTTCCTTGACACAATCTTGCGTCTGGCATAATCTTGCCGCTTACCGGGCCGGTGACGCGCTGCCTTGGCCTTCGGGCGTGGCGGGATGAGCTACGAACCGGCCCGCGCAATTTTATGAGGCTTCCATGTCTTTCGCCGGCAACCCCTCCCTGAAGAACGTCCCACTGTCCCCCGCCTCGCAGGCGTTGGGGCTCGGTGACCAATTGCAGACGCAGCTTCAGAACCAGCTTGCCGAGGAAGCCAAAAAGAAAAAGGCCGCCACCGACGCGAACGCTGCCGGCGCCCTCAACCCGAACTCCACCGGTATCTCCGCCGCGGTCCAGTCGCTCCTCGGTACGCAGGGGGCCAGCTAATGCACGCCGTTGTCGAAGTCATTGGGTGGATCACGATAGGTGTAGCAGCCCTGTCGGTTCTCGTCTTTGCCGTAGCCGCTTTCCTTATCCTCCGTCGTGGCATTGGAGTTGAATGATGGCTGCTTCCCGCTATGACATCGCCGGCCAGATGCCGATCCCCGGAACCCGCGAGGCTGATCTAGTCGAGTGCATCATGCACGACTTCGCGGAGCTTCAGACCTGGCGCAATACGACCGCGACCCAGTGGGAAGAAGTCGCGGAGTTGATCGCACCGAACTATCGCAATACCTTCATGTACGGCAACTATAATTGGCCGGGACAGAAGAAGACCGAACGGCAAATCGACTGCACCGGCATGATGGCGCTCTCGCGCTTCGCCGCAATCTGCGACAGCCTTATCACCCCGCGCAACATGATCTGGCACCAGCTTGAAGCCGATAATGAATACGTGATGAAGGACCGCGCCTCGAAGCTGTGGTTCCACAACACCACGATGGCGATGTTCAAAGCTCGCTATGCGCCCATCGCCAACTTCGCCTCGCAGAACGCCCAGGTCTTCAACCACCTCGGCGCCTTCGGCACCGGCCCAATGTTTGTCGATCAGGCAGCCGACGAGGGCGGCGAACTCCTGCGCGCGATGCGTTACAAGTCTATCCCGCTGGGCGAAATGTATCTGATGGAGAACCATCAGGGCCTTATCAATGGCTGCATCCGCTGGTTCCGTCTCACCGCGCGCCAGGCGAAAACCAAGTGGCCGAATAAGCCGCTGCCCGGCCCGCTGCAGTCCGCCTATGACGCGGGATCGCAAACTCTGTTCAACTTCCTGCACCACATCGTTCCGAACAAGGAGCGCGACGCCAAGCGCATCGACGCGAAGGGCATGAAGTTCGCCTCGACCTACATCAGCATCGAAGGCAAGAACGTGATGCAAGAGGGTGGCTATCGTACCTTCCCGATCTCGGCGGGCCGCTATGAGCAGGCTCCAGGCGAAGTCTATGGCCGCAGCCCCGCGATGATGGTGCTGCCGGCGCTGAAGACCCTGAACGCCGAGAAAGCGATGTTCCTGAAGGTCGGCCACCGCGCCGCCGACCCGGTGCTGCTGACTTATGACGACGGTATCGTGGACTACAAATTCAAGCCCGGCTCCTTCAACAAGGGTGGCGTAAATGCCGAGGGCAAGCGCCTGATCGACATTCTCCCCACGGGCGAATTGCAAATCAGTAAGGAGATGATGGACGAGGAGCGTCAGCTTATCAACGACGCCTTCCTCGTCAGCCTGTTCCAAATCCTGACTGAGACGCCCACCATGACGGCGACCGAAGTGATCGAGCGCACCAACGAGAAGGGCATCCTGATCGCCCCGTCGATGGGCCGCCAGTTCTCCGAACACGTCGGTGTCTTCGTCCCACGTGAACTCGACCTCATGGACAGTATGGGGATGCTGGAGCCGATGCCGCCGCGCCTGCGCGAAGCCTGGAAGGCGAAAGAGTTCGGCTTCCATGTGAGGGCCACGTCGCCACTGTCCCGCGCGATGGAAGCACAGGAAGCCTCGGGCTTCATCCGCAGCATGGAGACGACGAAAGAACTCGTCGCCGTCACCCAGGACCAGTCGCTTCTCGATGTCTACGACATGGACGTGGCGCAGAGCGAGATGGCGCGCATTCAAGGAACGCCCGCTCCGTGGATGGCGTCGCCCCAGGCGATTGCCCAGAAGCGCCAGGCCCGCGCCCAGGCACTCGCCAAGCAACAGCAAATTCAAGCCGCTCCCGCCGCGGCCGCGCTTATCAAAGCCCAGGCCGCCACTGGCGGAGGTGGGCCGCCGCAATCTGCGCCGATGGCGCCCCAGCAGCCCGTGGGTCAACAGGGTCAACAGTAAGAGGGACATATGGCTTCTGTGAGGGAACTAGCCGGTAGGCTGTTTGACTATGTTCGGTCACGGCGCACCGCATACCAAGTGACATTTCCAAATGATGGATACGCGCAACAGTTCGTTCTTGCGGACCTCGCAAAATTCTGTCGTGCAGGACGAACGACATTCCACCCTGACCCGCGCATCAGCGCGGTACTCCAGGGACGACATGAAGTGTGGCTTCGCATCTCGAACCACCTACATCTGACGAGCGAACAGCTTTTTGCTCTTTACAATGGGAACCAGTTCTCCGCCGCAACGCGGGTACTGTCCAACGAAGGAGATGACGATGCTTAAATTTATTGATGGCCGGCCTGCGCTCAACATGATCGAAGACCCGGCTCCTGCCCCGGCGCCCGCACCCGCTCCGGCCCCTGCTGCCAATTGGTATGATGGCGCAACGCCTGAAGACCTGGGGTACCTCCAGAACCGTGGCTTCGACAAGATGACAGCCAAGGACGCGGCCTTCGCCGCTTCCAAAGCGCACCGCGAAGCCGAGAAGCTGATTGGCGCCCCCGCCGACAAGATTGTTCGCCTACCGGCCGACGCCAATGATGCAGAAGGCTGGCGCCAGGTCCAGCGCAAGCTCGGTGCCCCGGCCGACGAGAAGGGCTACGACCTGTCGCCCGTCAAACACGCCGACGGCTCCGCGCTGACGCCCGAGGAAACGGCTTCATGGTCGAAGCGTGCCCTCACCCTTGGCCTCAAGCCCTCTGACGCGCTGACCCTGGTCAACGACATCGTGAAGGAACGCGATGGCGCCGCGGCTGTGTCAGCAACGGAAGCGGCTGGCAAACTTGCGGCGGAGCACACAAAGCTCGCGGAGAACTGGGGTCCGAAGGCAGATGTCAATCTGTTCGTCGCCAGGCAGACCGCGGCGAAGCTCGGCGTCACACCGGAGCAAGTTGCCGCGGCCGAAAAAGTCATCGGCTACGCTTCTCTGATGGAGATGTTCCGCAGCATTGGTGAGAAAATTGGCGAGGATCGCTACGTCGCCAATCCGCAAGGCGGTGGTACCGGCGCCATGAGCAAGGAGCAAGCGGCAGACCGCATGACCTCGCTCAAGAACGACAAGGTGTGGGTTGCCGCCTATCTGAACGGCGACGCCGAGAAGGCCAAGGAGATGGCAGCCCTGAATGCCATGCTTGTTCGCACTCGTTGAAATATAATTGCGCGAGCACTTGACAGCCTCAGCGGGTTGAAATAATCTTGCTGAAGTTGGCAACCCTGCTCGCGCAAGGCCGCCGACAGTCCTTGTCCGGTACCGCGTGCGCGACATCGGGCCAGACAAGGCGACTATTCGGCCTCCGGTTACCGGGCACGGCACCCCCAGAAACCTTTTGGAGTACCAGCTATGGCTGCCGATGGACAAGGCCTTTTTCCCCTGGAGACGACCCAGTTCTCCACCAATCTCGAACTCTTGCTGCAACAGCAGGGCTCGAAGCTCCGTGGCAAAGTCAAAGAAGGCTTCCACGTCGGCAAGATGGCTTCCCCGATCAATCAGGTCGGTGCGATCCAGAGCAAGGCCCCCGCGGGCCGCTACGCCCCGAAGAACCGCACCGACAGCGACTTCGTTCGCCGTTGGGTGTTCCCCACGGACAAAGAAATCGACCAGTTGATCGACAGCTTCGACGAACTGAAGACCATTGTGGACCCGAAGTCCGCCTATGTGACCGGTGCGGCGTACGCCGCCGGCCGCGATTGGGACGACGAAATCCTCGCCCAGGCGACCTCGGACACCTCGAAGATTGGTGTGGATGCCTCCGCCCTGACCTCGGAAGTCTTCAGCACCAACAACACCTTTCAGGTGGGCGTCTCCTTCGGAGGCACGAACACCGGCTTGACCGTTGCCAAGCTGATCGAAGCCAAGCGCATTTTCCGCCACTATCACAATGACCCGGACACGGACCCGATGACTGTCGTTATCGGTTCGACCCAGGAGAGCGACCTGCTGAAGCAGGCCCAGGTCACGAACATGGACTATTCGGATCGTCCGGTCCTGGTCGATGGCAAGGTCACCCGCTTCATGGGCTTCGACATCGTGGTCATGGAGCGCACCCCGGT